GTGCCATGTATTCTTCACCCTGGACGATTAAGGTGCATGTTATGACCGTTGGCTGATATTTCAGAAGGACGCTATCTGTTGTATTGCGCCGAGGATAGTCATATACATGATATTGCTTTATGTCCTGGTAGATGAGCGTGTTGTCTTGCGGCGCCAACGTCAGCACATCATATTTCACTTATAGCACCCCCGGGGCGGATAGTCTTAACCTCTGCACTAGTTTTCTATTGCTGTCTTCAAGGGCGGTGGCAACTGCTGTCTTATCCGCCGGGCCGTAGAAGTATAGGTTTTGTGTGATGGTAACACCGCTAAGTTTCTCAAGCGGGGCAACTACTTCTGGCCCTCGTTCGCCAAGCACCGCAAGAGTCGGCTTTGTAACTATGCCGCCTTCTGCTAGTAGCGGTATCTCGGCTATATCAAACCCCCACGATTTTCCGCCCAAGAACGGCACCCAATCCGGTATCGAAAAGCTAATCTTGTTTAGGCCACGGATAAGCGCGTTTATCGCCTTTATAATCTGGTTTATCGGCCATTTAATTGCTTGCAATATCCCGTCCCAGACTGTCTCGGCCGTTGTTTTAATCGAGTTCCAAATATCCGAGAGCTTCTCCTTTATCTCGTCCCAGTTCTTCCACAGCGCTACCCCTATAGCCACGGCCGCCGCAATGGCCGCGACTACGAGCCCAACAGGGCCCGTTAGCAACGTAAATATCGGTCCCAATGCGCTTATAAGGCCCGATATTTTGCTAAATGCGGATATCATCTGGCCGGCGACGAGTACCACAGGCCCAAGCGCTGCGGCAAGCAAGGCTATCTTGACTATCCACTCCTGCGTAGTCGGAGAAAGGCCGTTAAACCAGTCCGAGAGTCGCTGAAGCAACTCAACTAGCTTATCCAGGATTGGAGCAAGTGTTTCTTGTATGCTGGTGCCGAGGTCTGCGCCAACTAATTTAAGATTATTAAATGCCACGGTAGCCTTATCGATCGGGTCCAAAGTAGCCTCAAAGGTAGTAGTAACTGAGCCCGCTGCGCCTTCTGCTGCAGATCCAAAATCGCTTAAATCCAATGCGCCACGCTCAATGGCATCTAACATAAACGTTGCGCCCTTAGTCCCGAACGATTCGCTTGCTAAGCTGAGTTTGTCTGTTTCGCTAGCGCTGTCGGCAAGCTTCTGCTGCAATTCGGCCAGGCCCTCTTGCATCGTCTTGCCTTCCTTGGCCCAGGTTACTTGCGCTTTGGCAAGATACGAAAGAGCCTTCTCGCCGTCCAATCCCTTTTGTTCAAAACGCCCCATCATTTGCGCAGCATCCGCAAACTCAATTCCCATCGCTTTTATTTGCGGCGCGCCTCTGACTGCGGCGCTAAATATTGCATCAACACTCAAACCAGTGTCTTGTCCTGCTTTTGTTACTGCATCCAGTACATCGGATAAATCATCTGTGCTTAGGCCGTACGCTTCAATAGCGCCTTTAGCTTGCTGCACCGAGCGAGATACGTCTGTCCCATTTATCTGAGCAAACTTAAGAAACATCTCCGTAGACTTTTCTAGGGCTTGGCCTGTTTGCCCAAATTGCGTGTTGACTTCTCCGATTGCATCTCCGACAGACTGCATATCCACAGGCATGGTTTTCGCTACATTTCGGAACGACTCGGCCATTGAGTCTGCCGCTTCACCGGTAGCGCCCGTTTTTGTTGTGATCGTATCGAGAGCCTCGTCTACTTCTTTCCAGGCCATGGTGGCCGCCGTACCGACTGCCGCGATTGGCGCAGTAACTTTGAGCGACATATCTTTTCCGATATTGCTCATCTTGGCGCCCATTTTACTCATAGACTCGGCTGTTTTTTCAAGAGCTTGTTTGAGACCGCCTTGCTCTTTCGATACGTCTTTAAGTTGGCCTTCATACTTTTCAAGCTCGGTAGTAGTTTTGGCTACCTCACGCTGAAAGGCTCTATACTGTTCCTCGCCTATTTCGCCTTTTTCGTATTGTTCATTGACTTGGGCTTGGGCCTCTTTTAGGCGATCTAGTTTCTCTCTGGTGTTGGCTACTTGCTCAGATAGGAGTTGCTGTTTTTGAGCGACTAATTCGGTATTGCTCGGATCAAGCTTCAAGAGTTTCTCAACTTCTCTGAGTTCTTTTTGCAGGTCACGAGATCTTTTATTTACATCGGCCAAGGCCTTATCTAGGCCTGTCGTTTCTCCGCCGATTTCTATTGTTATTCCTTTGATTTTTCCAGCCAAACGCTCACCTCCTAAGCAAGCAGCCTATCGATATCAGCCTGTGTGGCCTTGCGCGCCTTTGGTTTAGTCGCCTCAGTCTGTTTCTTTACTGTGATATCAGCTAGAGCTGCCAAGTCTTGTATCCGCATCACTGCCATCTCTTCGAAAGACAATCCCAGATGTTTGCCTACCGCAATCCACTCCAGATCTAGTCTGTCTGGCAGCTCTAGCTCGTCTCCAAGAGTAAGATCACCCTTGGAGAGCGGAACGAAAAAAGGAATCTGTTACTTCGTTCATTATGCCGTTCACCATTTCTTCATCAGCCCAGTCAATGTACTCAAACTGAGCCAACCATTTCGGAAACGATGGGAACGGCTTTCCATATTCTTCAGCGCCTTTTGCCATGCACCATGCCAATTGCAAGAGCAGCACTCCGTCAACGCTTGCCGGATCTTTGTCCGGATCCTGCATTTTTTGCACATCGGCCAACAAATCCACTCCGAACTCTTGGCGGTAGTATAATTGGGCCAGTGGGCCTCCGCGTAATTGGACAGGCTTCCCGCCGATATTTATCTCACGCATGCCACCACCCCTACCCTCCCGCTTCTTCGAGCGCTAGTATCGCCGCGAATAAATCATCTACCATAGCATCTACTTGTGATTGCGTTGGCGACCCGGTGAGAAGCGTATTTGCAGCACTTACTTTATTCTGCAGCGCTGTCCAGGTACCTGTGGTATAGTCAGTGGGATCAAGGGTCTCAATGAAAGCCAGGCAAGATTCTAGAATGCTCGTGTCGGTCTCTATGCCATCGCTTCCAGGCAGCACAACGCTGTTGAACCAGTTATCGAACGCAGTGCAATCTGGCGGCGCTATGGCCTTGACTATGTTTTTGGTACCAACTTTCACTGGCAATACGCGCAAATTCAGCGTGGTAGTCGATATGCTCTCGCTTTCCTCGGATGTCGCATGCGCTTCAGAAGGCCTAGATGCTACACAGCGATAATAAACCCATTTTCTGCCTGCTTCGTCGCCTTCGCATCTGGAAAGCAGAGCGAATTCTTTAGGTTTGCCATCTGCAATCTCCAGCATCATGCCATTTGCGTCTATTTCCCACCCTAGCATCTCCGCTAAGACCGATTCCGGTACCAATGCCATCTCGAGCTCTCCCGTGTAGCCATTGTTCTTGTTTGAGTAGTAATATCTCACGTTATCCGCATAGAAACTCTGTTCCGCCTGTTCCGGGTCGCACGTAAAGTTCACTGCGCCTGGAATCGGTATTGGAGCCTCCCATGTGTACGGCGATGTCGTGCTCACAAAGGCTATGTGAACATTATCCAATCCGTACAAAACTTTATCAGCCATTTTTATCCCTCCACATCTTGGATTAAATATAGTACTTGTAATAGATCTTCTTCGTTGAGCCAAGCTTCATATTTGGCCCACGTAAAACCAGCTTCCCTTAGCGCATTTTCGACTGTCTGCTCTGATGTTACATCTTTTGTTTCCGTGTATAGCTCCACTTGCCAATTTCCAACCTGAACATAGTTTTCATCGTCTGCGTAGAAATCATCTGAACTGGAATAGAGATAAACAATGAAGGGCGGTGTCTGAGGCGTAATAAACGACCGATATGCTACCGGAATATCAGTGCCAGAGAGCGCTGTGTAAAGTTTCTGCATCGACATTTAGCCGCCCCTCCTTATGATATCTGCAATCTCTTCTTCCAGTTCTTTCTCAATCCTATCCCTGGCCGGGCCTATGTGTGGTATGCCTTCTACTCGTCCAAGACCTCCGGCTTTGGCGTGCCCATACTCGAGTAGGTGTGTTATTTGCGGTTTGTCTTTGTTATATACGAGATACGACACGCCGCCGATGAGCTTTTGCTTCTTTTTCGCCCAGCCTTTGGCATAGTCGCCCGTATCCCTGGGAGATGTCCGCTTAAGCTCCTTCGCCAATTCGCCTGCCTTGTCTGCGTATGCCTTTTCGATGGATTCTGCGACTTCTTGCTTGTAGTCTTTTAAAATCTTTTCAAGGGTAACGGAAAAGCCTTCTATCTCCGCTTTAGGCATTAGCACCCACCCTCTCGCAGACCAGCACAGTAAAATCGCCTTTTGTTTCAGCCCGTATGATGTTCATCTCTTCATTGTTGTGCTTCAGTTTCCGTTGGCCGCTGTACTCTATCGTGCGTATTTGGAACATGGCAGAAGGCCTGAGCCCAGTCAACGCGGCATTGTAAAATTCCCTAGCACCAACACTCATTCGGTTAGCCATGACAGTTGTCCAACTCATGGTCACTGTCGGCACTCCAAGATCGCCATATGTGATGGTGTCGGTACCTAGGTCAATTGCATCATTAAACCGCATCGCTATTCCCTCCATATTCACTAGACAACATTAGGTGCATCTTGAGCATCTGATACGCCCTGATGAGCCGATCCGCGTCCGGGTTATCGTACCCAAAATACGCCTTGCAATACGTGACGATTGCCCGCTTTATCAGCGCATCGCTTGTATCCGTCGCCTTAATGCCGGACACCTGGAGATCCCTTTGAGCCGCGCTAATCAGGTCGTTGATCTCCGTGTTAAAACTGTTGTTGGCAGCCGAGATCCTGAGCGCAATTTTCACATCATCGAGCAGAGCCATGTTATCACTCCTAGACGATCAGGTAGACGTCGACCTGCTTGGTTGGGTCTAGAGCCGACGTAGGTACAATATAGTTTGAGGCTAAGACCGTTGCGCTAAAACTTGAAGAGGCAACAGTTGTCGCTGTACCACCGTTTAAAATTTTAATTACAGTATCATGTGACAATTTATACGGAATACCGAATGCTCCAGCCAGTCCTACGCTAATTGTTTCTCCGTCCGGTGAAGCCAATAATGGCAACGTGATTTTTGTTACGGTGGCGAAGGCTTTTGTTCCTACAACGGTGGCCGCTCCAGTTGACGTTAAGGTCTCGCTTAATGCCTCGCCCGCCGCGTCTGTTCCCGTGATAACCACTGCCCCAACTGCGGTTGTAGCACTACCGGTTATAGACAA